CATGCCGCCGAACGTGATCCCCATCGCCCTCGCCATGTCACGGGACAAGCTGTCGGCAAACGGTAGATATTCGCTTCCAGGAATAGACGCCGATTTAATATCCAGAGCTTCACCAGGCGCCAGATGCGAGACCGTTGGGTCTCCATTAACGCTGATCGTGGACTCTGCCGATCTGTCCATACGTGCTGAAAAGTAATTCAGCATGTCGGTTACGAGCTCAGGGCCTAATTTCGTATCCACGTCCTTCAGTGCCTCGAGAGCTTCGAAGGCGTCAGCACTCGGTTGAGCGCTGGTGAGCGTGATAGCAAAGATCGTCTGCAACACCGCCATCTGCAACGTCGCGTCATCCAGCACTTCATGCTGGATGTGCTTTCGAAACGTGGGCGCCAGCAAACTGATGCCGCGAACGTCTGCAGCATCAACAGGATCGAAAGCGTGCATAACCAATGTCCGACCGTCCGCGTCTCTCGCTGCATAATCACGCGCCACTTCAAGGCCTGTCTCACGCGTCTTGAAACGGTAGTGAGTTGGGCGACCATTTTCGTCGTGATAGACGCCCTGATATAGTCCTTCCATTTCGCGGGTTTCGCGCGTTAAACGCTGAGGCGAAACCAACAGCGTTTTCGTGCCGGTCTTTATCCCGTAACGCCGACGCTGGGCCTCGCTCATAAACTGGCTGATAGCGGTGCTTTCACCAAATGCGATGAAGTTTCGGATACCGATATCGGCCTGTTGTGGAATAGTGAGTTTTCCACGCATGTCACACTCAGCGGGGTTCCAGGCGTAAAACTTCCACCTGCGCTTGATGAGTGCGATCAGATCGCGACGCTCAGCGTCGTTGTACCCAAGGCCGGTCAAATCCGGGATCGGGTTAAGGCTCAATTCGGAACCAACGGTGTCAGCTATTATCTGATCGCACGCACCTTTTAGGCGCCCGGAATTTTGGATCATATCCATAGCCAGCGCAGCGGATCTCTCCCATGCGACACGAACATCATCACGATGCTCGTTCAACATTGCAGGCCGTGCTCGAATGACCCCAGAACGAGTGTCACGCAAATACGCCGCCTGCGATTTTTTTGCGGAGCCACCCGTCGCGGGCGCAGTCGGTACGGCACCCGACCGACCGGCCTGCACTCTGAAGCGTGGCTTATTCATTTTCTACGGCTCCATCGATTTTGAACTGGTTTACGCACAACATCTGGCTGAGACGCCGTGTTATCTGCCGGCGGAAACTCCTCAACCGGAACTTCGTCGAGAACCTTCACGCTTTGGCTTGAAAGAAGATCTGTAGGCTCTTTCGGTTCAAGCCGGGTGCGAAGAGCAGCCCATTGGCTTTTGGTCAGTTTTGAAAGACCAAGGTGCTCAGCCATTGCCATCGCGTAAATGCGGCAGTCCAGAAAGTGGTTGTGCTCACGACGAGGCATCCACTCTTCATGGAGTTTGCCTTTCACAAGCTTCTGGTTGAAATACTCAGCGGTCAGCTGATGAAAGTATTCTTCGCCCAACTCCATATGGAAGTGGCAGTAACCAGGCGGGTCTGAGGCCTCACCTGATCGCAATCCAACCTTGTGCAGGTTGCCGTAGAGTTCAGCTTTCAACGCCCATGTGCCGACCGGCCATGACATTGCGGACCCAAACCTCTTCCGCTTTCCTCTCTTGTTCACCGAACGACGAACGGGTGCGCTGATTGCAGCAACTCCGCGACCAGGCATACCGACAATTGCGTAGGCGTTCGGACGCCGGCGACACCACTCGCGGACCTGGTTGGGACGATAGCCGCTGTCAACGGCCAGCGCTTCGATCTTCCGGAGAACGCCGTGGCTATCCGGAAACTCTTGGGCACAGAAAGCTTCGAGCAGCAACCATGCACCGGCCTGTGGATTGTCCGTCGCACCTTCGAAGAACTCTGCGAAAACGTTCCAGCTCTGGCGATCCTCGCCAAAGACCACACCCTCGCAATAGATCCCGTAGGACTGGACGTCCGCTCCGGCGACAAAAATCAATCCGCCTGCAGGAATAGTACCCGCCAGATAGTTTTCTCGGCGCTCCATCAATCTCTGATGATCAGGCGCATTGCCTTTCATCTGATAAGGCTTGCCGCAAATCAGGTTGCTGTAATCCTTGGCGCCCGCCTCCCCCTTGCCTTCATACTTGATCTTGTCCTCGGCAATAGCCTCGTAAGACATCATCAGAGACATGAAAGCGTCGACATGGAAGCCAGGATGCCTGTCAGGCTCTGGCATGGTCGCGATGTAGCGACCATCGCGTACCGCAGGAACCCGCTCCATTTCCGAAATATGATGGCCACACTCGATGCACAGCATGACGGACTTGTGAGGATGCTTCTTGTCAATCAGCAGGTTGGCATCTTCCTGAACCTGCTCCGTCTGACACTCAGCGCAGCGGATGTACCAAAACCTCTGGTCTGACCGGCGGAAATCCCTGTCGATACGGCAGTGTCCGGGCCCCTCACCCATCGCGTCGCCACTATCAAGTTCCGGCGTGGACAACCCGAAAATCTTGTAGGTTTTCTGACGACGGAACGCCGTGAAGCGGCCGAAAAAGAGGTTTTCCGGATCTGCTCCATTCGGAAGAGGTTGCCACTTGGAAACCTCGTCCTTTACGCCGAAACGGGTCGTCTTGGCTGAAAGGTCCATCACGGTATTGGCGTTAGCTAGGTAAAGCGCGCCGCCCGCGAATTTCTTCTCGTAAGTGGTCGACCCAACCCCGGATCGGCTGGTCGTGGGCTGGATGACCTCCTTGCCGGTGAATTTCTGCCACTCATCAATGAGCGGTTGAAGCTTTCCCGAGTTGATATCCTGCAGGGCATCGAGACCAGGAACGCCGTATATGGCGTTGTCCGGGCAATTCTCGGCGATGTAAAGCATCCACGAGAGCCCGAGGATGGATACGCCCGTCTGCTGTGATTTCCTGACAGTCACCTCTGTACAAGGATGTTCCTGACTGAGGCACTGGGCGATCTCGACCAGGTAAGGTGCATCCTCCGCCGACCACAATTCACCTTTTTTAGGTCCGTCCACGAGAATGATATTTTTCGCAAGCCACTGGTCGAACGAGACGGGAGGCTGGGGACGTATGGTTTTTGCAAGCGCAAACGAGACGGCTTGCAGCGCACCCGGATGCATCGTCACAAGTCTTCCTCCTCCAGCAGATCATCCGTTTCCGGCGCGGCCTCGCCGATCTCGATCAGCTTGTCAGCCATTTTGTTCCCGATCTCGAATGCGATCTGGCGCAGCAACACACGAACGCCATGAACACCTTCCTTTGAAACAGCCAGCGCCACTGCGTCCGCATGGTTTGGAAGACGCTTGATGATCGACTGCAACTCTGCACCGATCTTCATGACTGCCTGATCGTTCTTGTCCTTGCGGATAAGTGCACCGCACTCTTGCTGGTGGCGGATCTTCTCGCGGCCGACCTTCAACCATTCCGCCTGGCGACGTGCTTCGTCGAAAGTATCTTCGGATCTCAACGTAGGCTGGGTAGCACTCCTGGTTTCGGACTGGTCGTCCAAAGACCGGATCGGCGCAGAAGCCTTCGCCGGATTAACAAAGCGCTCCCGGTAATCATCGTAGTGAGCCAGAGATATTCCGAGGACCTGCCCTTGCCCGCCACGCTCGACCGGCGTATCCGGCCGCGCTTCTAGAAGCTTTTTCACGGCCTTCGATACAGCAGGCTTTGAAACGTTGTCCCGCGCAGCAATCTGCGCGATCGACCACATGATTTCGCTCATCGTTAACCCGTTCGTTAACCGTTGCGTTAACGCCGTTAACCCCGTTAACCCAATATTTTCAACAGTCTGACTGACAGGCTATCGGGGTCGCCCCGGCCCGTGGGTCGTGAAATGCGGGCTACGGTCCCTTGACCGGGGGGGGTGGGGGTGCCGACCCCCACGTCACTCGTGAGGGGTCACCGAGGTAGAAGGCGATCTATCTCGTGAAGCACTCGAGGTGCGAGATGGTCCTCGATCAAGTCTGCCAACACCTTCAGAAACACATCCGGATTGTTGGTGACATCGTGAGCCGGATTAGGCCCATAAAGTTCACGGATCGGGAGCCTGTCTTTGCCGATACGATGCATGACGCCCCGGTGTCCGCTCCCCATCTGCGCGATAAAGGCTGATCGATAAGAACCACGACCCCTAACGCGAACACCTTTCGAGGTTTGAGTTGCACCTAGTTTCATCAACGGTATCCATCCGGATCTCTCAATGATGTCGATCGAATTGCCGCCCGCATTGAAGTGTGCGGTTGTGATGTCTCTCACCTGTTTTTGTGTGAGGTCAGTGCGCTCGGCTGATCTCCTTATCACGCGGGTCCGAGCCATATCTCGCATTCTCCG